GACAAGATCAACAACATAGCTGACATGGTGAATCAGTCTTATGGACTGACTACAATAAAAGAAGAGATCAGAAAATGCGAAGTTAGGTGCGCCAACTGCCACAGATTAAAGACACACGAGAGACGAAACAAATAAACGCATGCGCGAGTAGCTCAACTGGATAGAGCAACACTCTTCTAAAGTGTAGGCTGGGGGTTCGATTCCCTCCTCGCGTACAAATTAAATAAACAATCATGGCTGATTACATCTGCAAATGCTGCGACCACGAAGAGAGTAGGAGCGGCGTATCCATCAAGATCATCGACGGATCTGCTAAGCATGACATCCAATGCCCATGCGGCAAATACATGGACCTCAAAGACCCTAAGTCTGGTGCACCAAGTTTCCGAAGCAATCGGTACGGTCAGGTATTCTGATGGGGTCTCTCGTCAACATAGAAGAGTATGAGGACCTTGCTATCTCAATTTGTCCCAAGGGCACACAGGGTGACGTTATCGAGCTCGGTGGGCTGGTCATTGTTCTTCCCGCTCAGCCTCCCGAAGAGGAGATTGCGGGATATGGAGAGTCAGTCGACATGCAAATGTGGAAGAGGCGGTCTATGCCCGAGGAGTTGTCTAGGGTTCGTTCTATGGATGAGTGGAGCGAGATGCCTAGGGAGTTCAGACAAAGGTTTTCTCCGTATATCGAGGAGGAGTTTCGCCGTCGGCGTGAGGGCTTTTGGTTTTTTAATGACGGTGAGCCTACATACATTACGGGGCGTCACTACATGATGCTTCAATGGACGAAGCTGGATATTGGTTATCCTAGCTTCCTGTCCTTTCAGAGAGATATTTTCATACATATGGCAGCGTGTGAGGCGGACTCCCGATGTATCGGGCAGCTCTACACGAAGTGCAGGCGTAGCGGGTATACGAATATCTGCTCGTCTGTGCTTCTAGATGAGGCCACACAGGTCAAGGACAAGCTCTTAGGTATTCAATCCAAGACGGGTAAGGATGCTCAGGAGAACATCTTCATGAAGAAGGTGGTTCAAATGTTCCGTCACTACCCATTCTTCTTTAAACCAATTCAAGATGGTACAACCAACCCAAGGATGGAGCTCGCTTTTAGAGAGCCTTCAAAACGTATTACGAAGAACAATAAAACTTCTTTCTCGGGAGAAGCCCTGAACACGGTCATCAACTGGAAGAATACCACTAACAACGCATACGACGGTGAGAAGCTTCACATCTTGTATCTCGATGAGGCGGGCAAGTGGGAGAAGCCAACAGACATCCGTGACGCTTGGAGGATCCAGCGTACGTGTCTCATCGTTGGACGCAAGATTGTAGGCAAGGCTCTGGTTGGTAGCACCGTGAATCCTATGGATAAGGGTGGCAAGGAGTACAAGGACTTGTGGGCTGACTCCGACCCTACCCAGAGAAACGCAAATGGTAGAACCCGATCTGGACTGTACCGACTTTTTATACCTTCGTACGAATCATTAGAAGGATTTTTCGATGTTTACGGTAGACCCATTGTTGACGACCCTCCTGTTGTGGTGGATGGGCTTGACGGCGATTCTGTTTTTATGGGTGCGAAGACCTTTCTCAAGAATGAAAGAGAGAGTCTTAAGGATGATCCTTCGGAACTCAATGAGATAACGAGGCAGTTCCCCTTCACCACTGACGAGGCTTTCCGTGACAGTATCGAAGGTAGTCTCTTCAACATCGGCAAGATCTATGAGCAGGTTCAGTACAACGACGACCTGTTCCCCAACCCTGTAGTCAGGGGTAACTTCGTATGGAAGAACGGCGTTCAGGACACCCAAGTGGTCTTCAAGCCTGACCCCCAAGGCAGGTTTCGAGTTGCATGGATGCCACCCGAAGAGCTGAGGAACCAGAAGAAGTTCGAAAGAAACAAACGTATTCCACCCAATGCAGAGCTGGGGGTAGGCGGGGTTGACTCTTATGACCTCGATGCCACCGTCGACGGACGGGGGTCTAAGGGTGCGCTACATCTCTACAACAAGTTTCACATGGAGCATCCATCGAACATGTTTGTAGTGGAGTATGCGTCCCGTCCACCTTTAGCTAAGATCTTCTACGAGGACTGCCTCATGGCAGCGGTCTTTTATGGGTACCCTCTCTTGATCGAGAACAACAAGTACGGTATCGCAAGATACTTTGAATCAAGGGGTTACGACGGTTACTTAATGAATCGCCCAAGGCATCTTTCCGCCCCCAACGCTAAGGTGAACGTGAAGACCAAGGGCATACCTTCTAACTCTCAGGAGGTTATTCAGGCTCATGCTCATGCAATCGAAGCCTACATCCACGACTACGTAGGCATCAACAGGGATACTGGGGAGTACGGGAAGATGTACTTCAATGCAACGCTGGAGGACTGGATTGGTTTTAAGATCGACAACAGAACCAAGTTTGACCTTTCTATTAGTTCTGGTCTATGCCTCCTTGCTGCCCAGAAAATTAAACAAAAAAAGAAGGAGTCTAACCTGACTGAGGCCAAGTTCTTTAGGCGATATAAGCCCATCGGGTAATTTCTTATATTTGCACAAAATGCCCCCACAGTAATGCAGTCATATGGTAACAAGAAGTCTAGCAACTTCCCCGATCCGCTAGCTTCTCAACAAGAAAAATCTTCAGAGGCTTACGGCGCGAACTACGCCAAGGCTATCGAGAGCCAGTGGGGAAGCCTGACCAATCAGAACTCTCTGATCAGACAGCGAAACAAAACATTTGAGCGTAACAGGGAGTACGCCAACGGTACTCAGGATACAACTATCTACAAGCAGATCCTGACCAACCTCGATCCAAACAATGCTGATGGCAGTTTGGTCAACCTCGATTACACCCCTGTCCCAATCCTCCCTAAGTTCGCCAAGATTGTCTCAAACAAGATTCTGTCAAGAGATCCGTATCCTAACCTTGAGGCGATTGATCCTATCTCTTCATCAGAGAAGCAAAAGGAGAAGAACAGGGTAAAGAATCAGGTCATGCTCCGTGAAGAGCTTTTGAAGCTTAAGGAGATGACTGGAGGGCTCGTGCTGGGTGATGACCCAGAGACTTTGCCAGAGACTCTTGAGGAGGCTGAAATCTTCTTGGAAACCAACGTGAAGACTGATGCAGAGATTGCTGCACAGATTGGAACGAACCTGACTTTGTCTTGGAGCAACTTCAACGACGGCATCTTCAGGAGAGTCGTTAATGACCTCGTCGCTCTGGGGATGGGCGTCGTCAAGAGAAGCAACGACCCAAGCTACGGGATCAAGGAGGAGTATGTGGATCCAATCAACTTCGTCCACAGCTACACCGAAGATCCCGGTATGAATGACTTGAACTACGCTGGCCACGTTAAGCGCGTGAGCATCAGCGAGTTGAAGCGATTGGCTGGGGGTCAGCTCACAGAAGAGGACTTCAAGAAAATCGCCACCACCGTGGCAAACCAGAACGGGTACGACAAGTCAAAGCTCAACGACACCCAGTACGACCGTAGCCTGAACAGAACCATGTATGGTTACGATGAGTTCATGGTTGACATCTTGGACTTTGAGTTTGTGTCCACTGACTGCATCTACTTCGAAGAGAAAGAGAATCAGTACGGTAACAGCGGTTTCTTCTACGAAGGATTTAACTACAAGGAGAAGAAGAACTCCGTGTTCTCACGCAAGCCTCACAAGCTTGAGATTCAAACCATCTACGGTGGTTCCTACATCATGGGTTGCGACAAGCTCTTCGACTACGGAATGAAGAGCAACGTCCCAAAGAACATCCACGACATCTCTAAGGCTCGTATGTCTTACTCGTGCATCGCCACGAACATCAGACGTATGATTCCTAAGTCATTGATTGACGGATGCGTTGGCTTTGCGGACATGTTGCAGATCACCCACCTCAAGCTTCAGCAGGCACTTGCCAAGGCGAAGCCTGATGGACTGATTATTGATATCGAGGGACTGGAGAATGTCCAGCTCGGTAAGGGTGGTGAGCTTCAGCCATTGGAGCTGCACGACATCTACGAGCAGACTGGTGTCTTCTACTACAGAAGCAAGAACCCAGAGGGAGGATTTCAGAACCCACCTGTCAGAACCATTGACAACCACATTCGCAACATCAACGAGTTGGTGAGTTTGTACAACCACTACCTCCGCATGATCCGCGACGTGACGGGAATCAATGAGATGATGGATGCATCTACTCCTAAGGGAGATACGTTGGTGGGTGTTCAGCAGAACGCCATCGCGGCTGGCAACAACGCCATCTACGACATCACCAATGCAGCCATGGTCATCTACAAGAAGGTTTGCGAAGACATCGTCAAGTGTCTGCAGATCCTTCCTCAAGAAACTCCTATCTACAAAGCCTACACCAACGCTATCGGTGAGACCAACATGAAGGTCCTCAGCAGCTTCGGTGATCTACCTATGTACAACTTTGGTGTTCAGGTAGTTAAGGACATGGAGGATAAGGACCGCATGTACCTTGAGCAGAACATCCAGATGGCCTTGGGTCAGAAGGAGTTGGATATCGAGGATGCCATTGCTATCCGAAACATGCGTGACATCAATCAAGCGGAAAGACTCCTCGTGGTTCGTCGCAACAAGCGCATGAAGCGCATGCAAGAGATCTCTCAGCAGAACTCAGCTATGCAGGCTCAGGTGGCTCAGCAGTCAGCTCAAGCAGCATCTCAGGCCAAGCAGCAGGAGATGCAGATGAAAGCAGAGATCGATATGCAGATGGAGCAGATGAAGAGTCAGTTGGAGTTGCAGCGCATGCAGATGGAGCACGAGATGCGCAAGCAGATCGAAATGATCAGAGCACAGGCTACTCTCGGATTCCGCACAGAGGAGCAGGAGTTTAAAGAAAAGCTGGAGGTCCTCAAGGAGGATCGCAAGGACGAACGTGTTGATAAGCAAGCAGTTAAGCAGTCTCAGCTTATCTCACAGCGCAAGGGCAACCGTGGAGAAATCCAAGGAGAGCCCCAACCATTTACAAATATGTTTGAATAATGGCGAGTAAAGTAAACCTCGACGAATCTACTAGACTGGACATCACGTGCAAGCGTGGTGACACCTTCACGCTCACAGTCACTCTCAAGGACTCTGCGGGTACGGCACTCCCTTTGGCTACCGACAACTACCGATTCATTGTTCAGGTGAGAGAGAACCTCTTGCCTAACGAAACTGGTAAGGGTGGACTCATCCTCGGCACATCGGACGTGGGTGTCAAGGCTGCCAACAACTTTGAACCAGTTTCTGTGGATGACAGCGGTAACGCAACCATTCAGGCTTCGGCTTTGACGATGCGGTCCATTGCTTCGGGTAAGTACTCTTACGACATCCAGTACATCAAGCCAAGCACTACTGGCGGATTGGATATCCACAAGACAATCCTGTTTGGTTCGTTTGTGGTGAACGAGGACATCTCTGAAGCCATCGATGCGTAATGAGTGACATTACAGTAACGGTTCAAGACTCTACTTCTGTAGACGTCAATGTATCTGCTTCGACGGCGGTTACTGTAAACAGTGTTGCTTCTAGCCCTGTTGCTGTAACCTCCAAGGGTGCGAAGGGTGATACTGGTGCTGCTGGACCTCAGGGCTCTCAGGGTGTTGCTGGCGTAGGCGTTATCTCTGGCGGATCCAACAATGAGTTCCTTCAAAAAGACGGGGCCACTGACTACAACTTAAAGTGGAGTGCGTACACTTTGCCTTCTGATGACGGTGATGATGGACAGGTCCTCACCACAGACGGTGCAGGTACAGTTTCTTTTGGTTACCCGAAGACTATTTCTGAAAACGTAAAGAACGTAAGCGGAGGCCCGCTTGCAAAGGGAACTCCTGTCCACGTTACGGGCTCTGTCGGGAATCAAGCCGAGGTTATTGCTGCAGATGCAGCCACGAACTATCCAGCTCATTTTGTCTTAGATCAAGACCTCGCTGACGATGGTGAGGGGTTGGGTATTGCTATTGGTTTTATCAACAACGTAGACGTTCCTGACGCCTCTATCTACTCAGAGGGTCAGACTGTTTACTTAGGTGCTTCTGGTGGCTGGACCACAACCAAGCCGACTGGCACAAATGCTATTCAAAACCTTGGGATTATCATCAAGGTAAACACGAGTGGCAACAAGATCTCTGGCATCATTATGGGTGCTGGAAGGGCTAACGATGTACCCAACATTCCCGACGGTCAAGCTTGGATCGGCAATGCATCTGGCGTAGCCACGCCTACTACTCTAGCAGATGTAGCTACTAGCGGCAGCGCTTCAGATCTCTCTGCAGGAACGCTTCCCGTCACTAGAGGGGGTACGGGTGCAACCTCCTTCACATCAAACAGCGTCATTACTGGCAACGGCACCTCTGCCTTGACTGCTGAAAACTCCCTTGTGTTTGATGGCAGTACCTTGACTATCAAAGGTCAGAGAGAAATACCATCCCCCACAAGTAGTGATCAGTACTACGGAGACATTGTGTCTTTCGGTAGCGGACCTGCTGGGGTTGACGGAGACATAGAGCAGGGAAAGCTCTACTATCTTGACTCATCCCAGCAATGGGAGGAGACTGATGCAGATGTTGTTTCGTCATCTACAGGTATGCTAGGTATTGCGATTGTAGACGACTCACCCAAGTACCTCATCAAGGGTCTTGCTCGTCATGGAGACTGGGCTGGATTCACAACTGGAGACGTGCTGTATGTCTCAGGCACTTCTGGTGAGATTACCAACACAGCACCTTCAGGCAGTGGTGATGTCGTCAGGATTGTAGGGTACTGCACAAACGCAGGCACCAGAGAGATTTACTTTGATCCGTCTAAAGACTGGGTTGAGTTGTCATGAGCATAGACAAGCTTTCTGGAGTTTCTTGGACTAGTCTTAGCAAAGTAGATGGTGTGCTTAAAGACAGCATATCGAAGGTGTCTGGTTCTAGTGTTCCAGTTGATTACTTCTTGGACACTTATAGTGGATCAGTAGCTGCTTACAGCCTTCGAAAGCTGTCTTCTTCGGCTACTGGGGCTATCGTTGTAGAAAACTCATCAGGAGGTTTCGCTACTATTGGGTTTGATTCGAGTGGGAACCTAGACACAGCAGCCCTTGCATCCCACTGCGGCAGCAACTACGGCAGGATTTCGACTTGGCTGGATCAATCTGGAAACGGGAACAACATGACTCAGTCTACGGCAGGGTCAAGGCC